GTACCCGGCGGTGGCGGTGCCATATGCGCCTACCTGACAGAGTTCCTTATCGCCTGCCTGTAGGGTGGCGCCGATCACTGCAACTCCGGCCGCGCGTGGTTCGTTTGCGATCAGGAACTGTGTTGCGCTTGCCTTGTCCCCGATGTGACGGACTGTGCAGCGAGGAAATTTCACCTTGCCGCCGAGGGCGATCAGGTCAGCTATTACGACCTCAACCACCAGCCACTTCGCATCGGCGTCGCCGACAGTGCTACTGCAATCATGGTCGCCCTGGCCGAACAGCCAGCCATGTAGGCCGTGACCGCACCTGTTGTCCTTCTTCCAGTCCGGGGCCTCGACTACTGCTCCGATCTTGTCGGGCCACTGAAACCCGCCGTGACTGGTGAGATCAGCGCTGCAGGTCCTGAGGATGAGAGCGGTGCCTTGCTTCTTGGTCTTTGCTTTGGTGGTCATGTTTTTCTCCAGTGGCGCCATCGCTGGCGCCGGGGCGAGGGGCTACTTGCTGATGCCGATGAAGGGAAGCGGGGAGCCGCTGGCCATGTAGGTGGGCAGCTTTCCGTCCCACTTCTCGACGGCATTGAGGGTCACGACGTCGGGGTTCGAGCGCAGCGCCTGGGCGCGGATCTCGATCGCCTTCGCGTCGGCGGTGGCCAGGGTCAGCTTCGCGTCCGCCTCCCCTTGGGCCCGAGCGCGTTCCTTGTCGGCTTCTGCCTTGGCTTGGGCGACCTCGTTACGGCGCTGCTCGGCCATCTGGGTGGCCTGGATCTTCGCGTTCAGGCTCTGCGTAACCTGCGGCGGGAGGACCAGGTCGGATGCGTAGTAGATGCGCTCGATGTTGATGCCGATGGGCGCCACCTGGTCGCGCACGCGCTTCTCGACGGCCAGCAGCAGGTCCGCCTTACCGGCGCCATAGACGCTCTCGACTGGAAGCTTCGAGGCAACATCGTTGAAGGCATCGCGCACCATGTTCCGCAGGAACTTGTTCGTGATTTCGTCGATTCCCGCCCGGTACTTCTGGAACAGCGTCGTCACCTTGTCGGGGGATACCGAGTAGGTGATGCCGACGGCGCCGCCAACCTTCATACCCTCAACGGTCTGGAAGCTGATCGCTTCCTCGCCGCCCCAGGTTTCGGTCTGCGTGAAGGTGGGGAACAGGTAGAGTTCCTCGTTCACGCCTACCCAGTAGCGCCCAGTTCCGACCTCGCGCGTCTCCACGCCCTTCTCGGAGCCGTAGAGGTTGACGATCACGCCGACGTTGCCGGCAGGCACCTTCGAACAGCCCGCCAGGACGGCGAGCAGGCACAGCATTGCAGCAGCGGGAATCCGCTTCATTGGTCTTTCTCCTTGCTGGTGGTGGCCGCTTCTTCGCGGCGGGTGTTGGCGAGGTGGATGCCGAGGCAGACCGAGGCGATCAACCAGACGCCGGGGATGGCGAATCCCGCGAAGACCAGAACATCGTCGCGACTGCTGACCAGGGCCGGCCCAATGCCGCCCACCAGGGCGACGGACAACCCTGCATAGACCAGCAGCGCGATACAGATCAGGAAGAGCTTCCCGGGCTTGATGAGAGGTTTGTTGTCCATGCTTTCCTCCAGGCAAGCCGATGGCCTGCCGCGGTTGTTGGCTTTCGCGAAAATCGGTTGGTTACTGCTTGGCTGCTTCGGCGCGTTCGGTCTGCCGCGTCAGATCAGCCCTCTCTGTTGCAGGTCGTTCAGTTCTGCGTCCGCAAATGCGGCCGCCGCCTTCAGGTCTGCCACGGTAAGCTCGTCGAGCGTCTTGCCCAGGCCCTGGATGTGCCGGGCGAAAGCGCGCTGTGCCGGCCCGTTGTAGCCATGGCAGAAGTCGGCCGCTGCGCGCAGTTCACCGTCGAGCTGCAGCGCCAGGATGTTGAGAGGATCGTTTCTGTCCCAGGCCATGATCACGCCACCCAGGCCACGCCATCGCGGCGAGCAGTCAGGCGAGTTTCGATCTTCCTTTCGCCGCCACGGCGCGCCCGCATGGCCGGGTCTTCATCGAGGAGGGGTTGTGCTGCCGCCAGGATGGCGAGGATTCCAACGCACAGGGGGCTGATGATCTGGCGCTTGTATGCCTCCAGCACCAGGCCGCGGATGGTCTTGGCGCCGAGCTTGAACCGCGCATCATCCAATCGCTTGGATACGGTCCCTGGCGCGATGCCCATCAGCTTGGCGATCTCCTTTGCGGTCAGGTCGCTCGCCGCATGCAGGGTGGCCTCCAGTTCACGCGGAGCGAGGCCCATGCCGAGGCGGCCTTGCCAGGTATCAGTGCTGATGGTGATGGTCATGGGGAGTCCTTGTTGGTCACTCACGTTTCAACATATGGACAGAATTTACCTGCGGTTATTTATTGGTGTCAACACCTGCGGTTTTATTATTGAGTATTGCTGCTTCCTGCTTGAGGGCGGCCGAGGTTGCGGGCGGTAGGTGGGGTGTTGCTTGGGATGGGCTTGCAGGGGGTGCATGTGCCGAGCACAGTGCCCGGCATTGCGGATAGCTAGCAGAACAATGCGGCGAATGAGGCGTCAGGCATTAAGTGAGCATGCCAACTTGCGCAGAACCGCAGGTTGGCTGAATGGCTTTGAGGCTTTGAGCAAAAAGACTGGTGGGATGGGGTGCGTTGTGCCGACTGTTGTTGATCACAGCTTTCGCCGAATCCTAACCACTGACCACCAGAACACCCAGCCAATGATGCTGATTTGTTGGCTCCTCATTTCCTCAGGGGTGTACTCCTCGTCGGGATACTCATCTCGGTTATAGCTGCGCAGGCGGACCCCCCCGCCAGGCAGGCGGTAGACGAACTTCACCCTTAGCAGGTCGTCGTGCTTGATGGCGTAGATCTCGCCGTCGGTGATGTGTTTGGTGGCCGTATCAACGCCGATAGTAGCGCCGTCAGAGATCAAGGGCTCCATGCTGTTGCCTCCTACCCTGGTGCAGATGGCAGCCGATGGATCGACCCCTGCTGCGCGCAAGGTCGCGTAGGAGAAGCGAAGCTTGCGTCCTTTGATTTCCTGCTCAATGTTTCGGCCCGCGCCGGCGGCCATCTCAACTTCCTTGTAGAAAGGTATCTCTACCTCATCATCGTCAAGGGGGGTGCCGTCATCCCACGGATGGATAGGCTCCAGGGTGTCGGTGATATCTGGTACTGGCTTGGGATGCATTGCCTTTGCCATGCCCTCAATTTCGGCTGCTAGGCGCGGACTGAAGCTGGATACGGGTACTTCGAGTATCGTTGAAAATTTAGCGGCAACGGCCGCATTCAGCGCATTGCTGCCATTCATATACATCGAAATAGCGGTCTGACTCATACGGAATGCCTCGGCAATGGAGGATTGCGTGAGCCCTAGTTCTCGGCGCTTCGCGCTATAAATGTGCCTTAGCGCTTGGCATTCGTTGAGTTCGATCTGGCTTAGCTTTCGTTTCTTCATGGCGAGACGTTAACAACCAACGGTTATGCAGTCAAAGAACCAGCGGTATTGTAAAGGATAGCACCGCCGGTTATTCTGCCTCCAAAGCAAGAGGCAGGACGTATGCAAACCCAAACACTCGCTGAGTTCGTTGGCCGCTTCGGACAGGAAGGGGCGGCCCAGGCCCTCGGAGCAAGTCAGGCCGCAATCAGTAAGGCGCTGAGGTCAAAACGCCTCATTATCGTCGCGCCTGCAATGGGGGGCGGTTTCGAGGCAACGGAACTGAAGCGGTTTCCGTCGGGAGGTGGGCGCCCCCGTGCAGTGCCTAGCGTCCCGATGGCCACCAGTTCCGCCGACCTTGAGCCCATTCTGCCGTCCGATTCCCACTTGGTGCAGTGCGCTGATGCTGCTGTGCAGGCATCCAGTATGGGGGCGGAGCAATGATCCGAAACGTCTTCGTGATTCTGGCTGGACTGATTGCGGTGGCCGTTATCTGTGCCGCTGGGGTGATCCTCCATGCCATCGGCGGCTACCACATCGAGCTGACGCCGATCATCGCGACAGTGGGGGCCGCCGGCGGGATCGCGCTCCTTTGCCATGAGTTTGGCTACAGCGCTGGGCGCAACAAGGCACTGGATGACCGCTTCTACCCAGATGCAGATGCGCCTTACGTGCACTTTCCCCGAGGCATGGACAGCTACCAGGACCGTCTGGATTTCCTGAATCGCGCCATAAAGCGGCTGCACGAGATCGAGTCAGCCAAGGCCAACGATGCTCAGGATCAGCGCCCCAGCGATCAGGGCAATCAGCCAGAGCGCAAACGTCATGATTGATGCGCGCCTTTTCTCCCAGAAAGCCCTCAGCGGCGTTATTCCGCCCCGGTCTTCTGGGAAGTATTCCTTGTCCCAGTGCCTTTCCTTCCAGCGCCTGAAGGCATCTCTCAACCAGTTCATGCCGGGCCTCCGTGGCCGTTCTGTGTGGAAACAAAACGATAGCACGGAGTGTCCTGGCGCCACTTTGCGGCCCGGCTGATTCAAACGCCGGAAAGCAAAAAGCCCCGCTTTCGCGAGGCCTTTAGTCGGTAGTCGTTGGAGCGACTGCCTGGATATCAATTTGTCTTTCGAAGGACGAATTAACTATGCAACAGAAAACTCAAAGCGCGCAAGTCCCCTGCGCCGTTACCACTGACCACCAGGTTTGCTTCGATCCTCTCAACGGGGATGAGTTCTTGTTCTCCATTGTTGCCGACCGGCCGGTTGACGCGGCTCTGGCCGCCGCCGAGGACATCAGCGAGGCGGTTCACCTGATTCTATTGAGAATGACCCGGGCGATGGACGATGCCGGCGAGCCGCTGCTCTCTCAGGAACTCAATACTCTCGCCCTGCTGGGGGCCATGTCTGGCGCATTGCTCAGAGCTTGCCGGGCCGGTGTCGCGACCCAATCCGGAAATCCTGAAAGCGTGTCGCGACACGCAGGCGGTGCAGCATGAGCGCGGTCTGGAACAAGCCCCAGTCGTCTGCACTGAAGGCTCCGATATCTCAGCTTCCGCCGCGGAGATTCGCAGCGATTAACCCGACCACGACGGTCGAAGAGGCGTTGAGCGAGGCGATCGCGCTGACGCTAAGTGTTTCTAGCATTCTCGGAGCACTGACCACCTCCGACGAAGAGCGCGTAGATATGGACGCCCTCAAGCTCTGCTCTCGCCTGGCTGGCGACCTGGTCGATGCCGCGCTCGACGCCCTGCGCAAGGAGGGCCAGCAATGAACCTCGCGACACTGCTCAGCAATCAGTGCTCCCCGGTCCCCGATGAAGTTCTGACCGATAAGCAGATCCGCTCCATCAAGTTGGATCGTGGTACGGCTCGCCATGCGGCTCAGAACATGGCGCTTGGTGTCGCCGCTGTCGGGAACCTGCTGGCGAACGTTGGCGCTGAAGGCGAAGTAGGCCAGGAAACCTCAGAGCGTCTCGGCTGGTTTCTGGAGGAGATCGGGGGGGGCATCTTCCAGTTGGTGGAGCTCGAACAGGTCCTCTCGGATCGCATCAACCGGCAGAAGGAGCGGAAGCAATGAGCGCCTCAATCACCATGCTTCGCCAGGGGATTCGGGCAGAGCGCGACCTGACCTCGTACCTCTGGACGATCCTCAACGAAATGCGGCTACAAAGGCAACTCCCCGAGTGGGCCGAGCGCGCCATCGATGGCACCACGCAACAGTCAGACGAAATCAGCGCACATCGCAAGCAGGTCGACAGGGTTCTATTCGAGCTGGTCCCCGGGCTCCGCGAGGATGTCGAAAGGACTGATCGCGAGAGCTACCTCGAATGGAAAGCCCGTGAGCGCGAGGTTAAAGACGCGCTGGGAGGTGGTCATGTCTGATCTCTCGAAGGCACAGGCCTCTCGTCCTCCGCTTCCTGTCGACGGGGAGGTGATGGAGCGGGTCGAGCTCAGTCGTAATGAGTTCGATCTATTCAACCACGCTCGGAGCGATATGACGCAACTTCGGGCTCTGCTGATGGACTCGGTCGTTCCTGCCCTAGGTGGTAGAGGGCACCCCGTTGCGACGGAGATTCATGACCTGATCGAGCGGATCATCTTGTGCACCGGGAATTTTCTCTACCGCTACAACCAGCAGATCGGCGCCGCCTATCGGGAGCGTGACCTGTGAACCCTGGCAGCTTCGATACCGGCGACACGTTTCAGCGTGCGTCTTCAGGCGATGGAATTCTGTTCTGGTTCATCTCCACACCGGCCGTTCAGAAGGGTGGGATTGCGATAGCCCAGATGGTCGCCCCGTTCTCGACCGAGGAAGAGGCCCAGCGTGGCGCCGATCTGCTGAACGACCGCTTCCCCGGCAACCGTTGCTGGGTAGGCCGTGGCGAGTACGCGCCGGAATACGCCACCCCTGATCGGTTGGATCACGACGCCAAGCGAGCACGCGCCGATCTCGCCGGGCTTCTGTCCGGCATTACCGGGAGGTGCGGCCATGACTGAGCTCGATATCAAGAAGTCTTTGCGCTCGAGGAGAGGGCTGGTCCCGGACACTCCGTCAAGGCTGTGCGGGACGTTTAGCTACGGCTTGCACTACCACGGCCCGCAGCAGGTTCTGGACGATTTTCTTGGTCGGGTAGAGCGCGAGCAAGATCACACCAAGCGATTAATGCAGGCACAGCGCACGATCGGCGCGCTGATGGCGTTGTCGGCGGCGAAGGTCAGTCCGGCTTGCGCCTGGTACACACACCGCGACGTGTTCCGACGCCTCGCTGAGCTTACCGGCGAAACGGAAAACGCACTGGTGCAGATGGCGGGAGTAGAGCGATGAACCTGACTACCATCGGCGGCCAGGCCGCCACCATGACCAGCCGCGAGATCGCGGATCTTGTCGAGGCTCGCCACAACGACGTTGTCACGACCATCGAACGTCTCTTCGACAAGGGGCTTTTACGATCAAGTCGTAAAACTCGCCGGGAGTCCACCGGTGGCCGTCCGATCGCTGTGTATGACCTGATCGAGAGGGATACTCACCTGGTCGTTGCTGGTTACAGCGATGAGCATCGTGCCCGAGTGATCGACCGCTGGCAGCAGCTTGAGGCTGAGCGTACCGGTCGCGATTACCAGATCCCGCGTACCCGAGCCGAGGCCCTGCGGCTGGCTGCTGACCTGGAGGAACAGAACGCCGTCCTGCAACTGGAGAATCAGCACCAGGCCGAGACCATCTCCAGCCTTGAATCGCTGTTCATGGTAGGCGAGACGCCTACTCAGTTCTGCAAGCGCCTGAACGGGGTGAACTGCGCCAAGGTAAACAGCACCCTGTGCCAACTCGGCTGGCTCTTCAATGAGCAGCGCGAAGAGGAGGGCGCACCGCGGTATCGCGTCGCCAGCCGTGTCCGCGACAAGTACCTCACCGAGCGCCCGCGCAAGATCGCCCCCGAGGGCGGTGACTCCTTCATCAAGTACGACCTGCAGTTGCTGCTGGCCGGCGCCCAGCGCCTGCACCAACTCTACATGCAGCAAAAGCTGGTCATGAAAGCCACCTGGGACGGCCGGTTCACGCAGGCCAAGTACACCGGGGAGACCATCCAATGACCTCACAACCAAAACCGGGCCGGATCACCACCAGCCCCAACGGTCGCCCGGTGATCGCCGGGCCCTGGCCGTCCTACCGTCAATTCCGCGACCTGTGCGAAAGCGACCGGCTTCTGATGTACCGCCACGCGAAGCTGTGCAGAGCCTCCCTTGAGGTCCAGGGCTTCGAGATGGCTGAGGACTACGACGCTTTCGTGCGGCGCGTCACCGAGGAGCTCGACATATGAGCGTTCAGGCCATGACTTGGGCACTTGAGCAGCAGGTCGTTACCGATGCCGCCATGAGGCATGTGCTGTTGTGCCTGGCGAACTATGCCAACGAGGCGGGAAAGGGGGCGTTCCCTTCTATCGCCACGCTGAGCAGCGATACAGGGCTATCCGAGCGGACCGTCCAGTACAAGCTCCGGTCCCTCGAGGAGGCTGGTGTGATTCGTCGTGGAAACCAGGCAATCGCTGCCGCCTACATCTCGCACCGGGATCGCCTGCCGATGGTGTACGACCTCTCGATGGAACGGGGTGCAACGGTTGCACCGGGTGCAAATGACGACGTAACGGGGTGCAAACCACGACGTAACGGGGTGCAACTGACGACACAACGGGGTGCAACGGTTGCACCCGATCCGTCACTTAACCACCAAAGAACCACCAAAGAACCTAAAGAGCATGTCCAAACCGGCGAAACCGGTTCGGACGACGTGGGTGATCGGAAGGGAAAACCCAAGTCTGGGAAGCGGACGACCAAGCCCAATCCCTTGGATGGTTTCGAGGAGTTCTACCAGGCCTACCCCAAGCGCAGGGATCGAGCGAAGGCGGAGAAGGCTTGGCGGAAGATCGACCCTGCTCTGCACCCTGTGATCATGGCGGCGCTTCCGAAGCACTGCCGACAACGTGATTGGCTGAAGGACAACGGCCAGTTCGTTCCGCTGCCGGCCAGTTGGCTCAACGGGCGACGATGGGAAGACGAGATAGCCCCTGATGCTGGCCCGGCATCGAACTTCACCAACCTCCCCAAACACACCCCCGACATGTACCAGGACCGCGACGATGGCAGAGCAAATTTTTAACTTCTGGCGTAAACCCAACCGCAAGAGCGAAGAAAGCCCTTCTCTTCGCTGCCCGGTTCACGGTGACTACCACGCGATCCAGGTGGAGCAGTTTGATGGCAGCTACTTGACTTGGTCTTGCTCACGGTGTGTTTGGGATGGGGTGAATCGCGGGCCGGGGAGCGAGGAGTTTTCGGTGGCTCTGGCTGAGAAAACCCAACGCAAGATCAACGAGTTGCTGGTTGGCTCTGGCATCCCCGCTCGCTACCGGGCCAGCACTTTCGAGACTTACCGCACCGATGGCAAGGCGGAGAAGGCGGCGGTGCTGGAAGCATGCCGGGAGTATGCCGAGCGATTCGTGGAGAACTTCCAGGACGGCCGCTGCCTCTTGCTCCTGGGCAACCTTGGGACGGGCAAGACCCATCTCGCGTGCTCAATCGTCCAGTACGTCGTACGGAACCTTCAGGCCCAAGCAGTGATCACCTCGGCGTCGGAAATAATCCGTGTGGCTAAGGGGGCGATGAATCGGGCAGCGAAGTACACCGAACGGGACGCTCTCGAAGAGCTGGCGGGCTTCGACCTGTTGGTGATCGACGAGCTCGGCGCGCAGAGCGGTACCGAGTACGAATTGGGGCTGCTCCACGAGGTGATTGACCGCCGGTATCGGGAGATGCGGCCTACGGTGGTGGTTTCGAACATGAGCGCGCAGGAGGTCGCCAAGTACATCGGTGATCGTGCGGTGGATCGTCTCCGCGAGAACGGCGGCAAGGCTGTTGGTTTCACCTGGGGCTCCGCTCGCCGGGAGGTTCTGGAGTGAGCCGAGAGCTGTACAGCGAAGAGGCTGAGTTCGGCGTGCTCGGCGCTATCTTGCAGTCCGCGCTCCAGCAGAATCAGGAGCTGGTTGACGAGGCCTTGTCCAGCGTGACCGCTGCCGATTTCTACTTCGAGGATAACGCCGCGCTGTTCCAGGCGATCAAGGATTGCTACGAGGAAGGGATTCCCGTCGATCCGGTGACCGTGGGAGTGGTCCGCGATGTGCTGCCCAGCGGCGCGAAGCTCATTCCCTATGCCGGGAACATTGCCCGCAATGTGCCTTCGGTGGCGAACTGGAGGACGTACGTCCGGCACGTCCGGGAGCGGGCCATCCTGCGTTGCTTGATCGACACGGCCGAGTCGGTGAAGGCCTCCGCCACGGATGACCGACCGTTGCCTGAGATCATCGCCAGAGCGCAGCAGGCGATGGCGGACCTGCGCGACCTCGATGACGAGGCGCCGAAGTACAAGCGGCTCGACGAGGTGATGCTCAAGGCTGTCGACGTTATCGACGACAAGTTCAACGGCCGCGCGCCTCAGTGGCCCGGCACTGGCCTGGCCGATCTCGACAAGCTGGTGCGCGGCATCCGCCCTCGGAAACTCACCGTTATCGCCGGCCTTCCCGGCAGTGGCAAGACCACACTTGCCCTGCAAATCGCCCAGTACAACGCCTGCGAGGCGGGGGAGCCGTGGCTGGTGTTCTCCCTGGAAATGCCCGAGGAGGAGTTGGGCGTGCGCTCAATCGCCTCGCTGGGCGGAGTGGACCTGAAGCGCCTGGACGATCCGCAGCAGTTGGGTGACGACGACTGGCCGCGCATCACATCTGCGGTGGCCAAGGCCAAGGGGGCGCCCTTGTTCATCTGCGACGATCCCAACGTGACCGCCAGCCAGATCCGCAGCACCGCGCGGTGTGTCAAGCGTGAGCACGGCCTGGCCGGTATCGTCGTTGACTACCTGGGCCTGATTCCACCAGAGGCGAAAGGGCGCACGCGCAGCGAGGAAGTGGGCAAGACCAACAAGTCGCTGTTGCGCCTGGCCAAGGAGCTCGGCGTTCCAGTCATCGAGCTGGCGCAGCTCAACCGCGACTCGACCAAGCGCCCCGGTAAGCGCCCGCAGTCGAGCGACCTGCGCGACTCGGGGGAGATCGAGGCCGACGCCAGTTGCATCCTGATGGTCCACCGGGACATGGATAGCGAGGCCGGCCAGAACGGCATCACCGAGATCCTGATGACCAAGTGCCGACACGCGCCGCCGGGCATGTGCCTGCTCCAGCAGCAGGGCATGTACGGACGATTCGTCAACTTCGCCGGCCCACGCGAGATGAGCCAAGAGGAGGTCGAGATGGGGCGTAGCTACTTCGCCAACAAACACGGCAAGAAAAAGGGGAAGGCCGCATGAGCAACGTACAACCGATGGCACCCCGCAAGGTCATGACCAGGCTGGAGCGGGAGTTTCTCAAGGTGGCCGGCCAGGAGCTGGCGCAGGTCAAGGTGGGCGGTGCTGCTGCCTTGGCTGCGCTGCTGGTCATGATCGCCAACTGGCACGGTGACCGCGGCACTCTGGGTTTTCACGACTACGGCCGGCTGTGGCTGCAGGACGGCAATGCGAAGGGCGCCGCTGCGGAAACGCTGCTGCGCGATCTGTTTGGCCTGAAAGGCACGCCGAAGGGGGCCGCATGACTGGGGTCTACCGCGATGTGATGCCTGCGATCGTTCGCGTCCTGGCGGCCGATGCCATCGACAACACGGCGAAGCAGAGCTGGCAGAGGCTTATTGACCGAAAGGTCGACGGCGGCTTTCGGGCTCTGCTTTCTGCCCAGGACCAGTTCGAGTTCGATTGCATCCTGCACGCCCTACTGCACCGGGAGCTTTCGCCGGCCGAGTGGGACGTGCTGCACGCTCGCTACTCGACGCACTTTGATCGGCGTGGGCAGGCCATCGAGCGACTGGCGAGCAGGGTGCATTCGCCTGCGCCTTCTCGGTTTCTGGAGCGTGCTGTAGCGACCTGGGCTATCCCGATGATGAAGGGCAAGGACGGAAAGCGATCAACCGCTATCCCGATGCTCCCCAAGAAGTGGTACGACATGAACAACTGGGATGAGGACGCGCGACCGGACTCAACTCGAAACCGCTGGCGCAGGGATATTCGGAAACAGCTTGATCGTTTCGAGGAAGAGGCGTTGGTGCATGTAACCGAGATCCTTGACCGCGAGAAGTTGCTCGATGCGGCTTGACGAATGTGATCGACTGAGCGTAACGTAACCACATCTGTTGATACGTGCGCGCTAAGCTAGATCGACTCCGAAACCCGGCCCTGGTGCCGGGTTTTTTATTGCGCCGCCGGGTTTTGCGCGGCATCATCAGTCCCCCGTCTAACTCGATGCTTTCCTTCCTTGGCTTTCAGCGAGATGGACGGGAAGCCCGGTTGCCCCCGCTCCGGGCTTTTTCATTTGAAGGTCGAAACTCGGTAGACGGCAGTCTCGCCTGCCACATCGGGCTGTAAGCAAAGTGACGGGTTACCGACCCGCAAGGCCTTCACCCTTTGCGATATCCAATCAATGCAGGTGGAGCGCAGGATGCGCACGGGGTAGTGGCCCCTATCCACCTGCACCTATTTCAGAGCCCAGCCTTCGAGCTGGGCTTTTTCGTTTCCGCCGCAAGGCAAGCCAACACGCAGCTAGGCCCGTACAGCCGAACGGCGGATGTCCGCTCATCCATCCGCCCCGCTGCGCTCCTTTTTCCAGGTGAGTGGAGTGGATCAGATGAGTGAAATTGATCTTGATGAGGCCAGCCTGCGTGACCTGGTAATGGTCAATGACGGCCAGGTCGTAACGACATCGCTGAAGGTGGCCGAACGCTTCGGAAAGCGGCACGACAACGTCCTTCGGGCTATCGACAACTTGGATTGCTCGGCTGGTTTCCGTCTCCTCAATTTTGAGGAGACGGTCATGTGGCGGGAAAATCCGAGCGGCGGAGAACCGATCAAGAGTCGAAGCTTCGACATGACCAAGGACGGCTTCATGTTCCTTGTGATGGGCTTTAGGGGTAAAGCCGCAGCTGCCTGGAAAGAAGCTTTCATCCATGCCTTCAACTGGATGGCCGAGCAGTTGTTCAAACGCTCAATGGACTTCAACACCATGCGCAACGAGCTGATGGCGGAGTACCGACAGGAGCGAGGGATTGCCAGCCTGGCTGGCAAAACCTTGCGTCGATGGCAGATCAGGGCACCGGTCATCGAACAGAAGATCATCGAGATCGAGCGCGAAGGGCAGTTGCAGCTGTTTCACGCCTGATCCGCCCGGAAAACCCACCCGACGAACGAAAGCCCGCCATTGAGCGGGCTTCGTCGTTTTAGAACCCCTGCGAGGGGCAGAGACTATGAAAATGCCAGAACGCCCTGAGACCTGGGCTGCGCTGCTTGCGTGGCTGTCTGCGCACTATCCGCAGTTGTACGCCGCCGGCCTGTCCTTCGTGGTCGCGCTGACGCGAGTGATCTACGGCGGTGGAACGCGGCGCCAGGCGCTGCTCGAGGCAACGCTCTGCACTTTGATTACCTTGGGCCTGATTCCGGTCCTTGAGTGGTTCGGCCTGCCACAGAACATGGCTACCGCTGCTGGGGTGTTCACCGGTTTCCTTGGGGTGAAGAAGATCGCTGAATTCGCTGATCGGATCGCCGACTGGAAGTTTCCGCGTCGGGGGGCTGGCGAATGAAGATCACCGCCGATCAACTCGACCGTGCTACCGGCTGCGGCGGCGCTACTGCTTCGGTCTGGGTCGAACACATCAACGGCGCCATGGCCCGGTTCGAGATCAACACACCCGAGCGTGTTGCGATGTTTCTCGCCCAGGTCGGGCACGAAAGCCAGAGCCTCAAGCGCCTGGTGGAGAATCTGAACTACTCCGCAGAGGGGCTGCTCAAGACCTGGCCGAAGCGATTCGCCCCGGTAGAGGCTCGCCAGTATGCCCGCCAGCCCGAGCGCATCGCCAACCGCGTCTATGCCAACAGGATGGGCAATGGGTCGCCGGATACGGGCGATGGGTATCGATACCGTGGTCGTGGCCTGATCATGATCACCGGCCACGACAACTACGCCGAAGCTGCCCGCGCACTGGCGCTGCCGCTTGTGGCGCAACCGGAGCTGCTGGAGCAACGGACCTGGGCAGCCATCGCCGCGGCATGGTGGTGGAAGTCGAGGAGTTTAAACGACCTAGCTGACCAAGGCCGATTCGAGCGGATCACTCTGAAGATCAACGGCGGCTACAACGGTGCTGAGGATCGAGTGGCGCGTCTCGAATGGGCGCGCGCAGCGCTGGCGGGTGCGTGATGAGGTGGGTTCCATGGTTGGTGGTGGCGTTGGTGGCTGCTCTGGTGTTCTGGCGCCTCGATCACGTGACCGCCCAGCGTAACGACCTGCAGGCCGCCGTCGAGCAATCCGCTGAGACGATCACCGCCATGGCCCAGCAGGCCCAGCGCGACACCCAGGCGCAGGTCCAGACCGATGCCCTGGCCCGAACCTACCAAGCAGCACTACAGGCCTCCCATGAAGAAAACCAATTGCGCCGCGATGCTATCGGCACTGGTGCTCGCGTCGTGTACGTCAAAGCCCGCTGCCCCGCAGGCGGAGTGCACCAGGCTCCCGGAGCCACCGGCAGCGCTGATGCAGGAAGAGCCGTCCTTGCTGCCGCTGATGGACAAGTTGTTTCTGATCTCCGAGCCGGAGTCGAGCGGCGCGAACTGATGATTGAGGCGTTGCGTAAGCACATCGCCGGCCTGCCGAGGTATTGCAGATGGGATGCGAAGGATGCGCCGCTCGCCGAGAGCGCGCCAAGCAGATAGCGAGGGTGGGATATGACCGAATCATGCAAGTGCTCCAGCGAGCGTGGCCTGGATCCGGTGGGCGTTCTGGAGTCGATGCTGGCCGAGCAGAGGAAGACCAACCATCTGCTGGCTCTGCTGATCCAGGCGCTGGCCGATGAGGGCGAGATAGATGCCGACATGCCGCGCGTCGACCTGAGCGGCAGGCCGATCTGATGGCCAGACTGAAGACTCTCGGGTTCCGCGTGTCGAGCCAGGGCGACCGGCTGAAGACTGCGGCGCCTGGTTCGTGGCGGACCGGTAAGACCTCAACCGAGCGAGGCTATGACTACCGTTGGCAGCAGGCACGGGAGCAGTACCTTCGCGATCATCCATTGTGCGTGTACTGCGCGCGCAAGGGCTTGGTCACGGCGGCCAACACCGTTGACCACATCGTGGCTCACCGAGGCGATACGGACCTGTTCTGGGACAAGGACAACTGGCAGCCGCTATGCGGACCCTGTCACTCCTCGGTCAAGCAGGCCGAAGAGGCGGCAGGGTTCTAACGACCCTGTACCAAGGAGCAACCATGCGAACCCAACCACACCCCGAAGGCGTTGAGATCAACCCGCACCGGCCGTGGGGACCACAAGACGTGCAGGGATACAGCGCGGAAGTGGTCAAGGCCATGAATCTGCTGGAGCCGCTTCTACAGGCCGGACTGCTGGCCCTGGTGCCTGACCAATGGAGCGGCGGCAAGTTGACCTTCCTCACCCCGTCGAGAGCTGCGAGGCAGGGATGGAGGCCGCCACAGGCTGACCAAAGGGGAGAGGCACGCGGCTGACGTGCTTCAAGTAGTATGAGGCACGCCAATGGCGTGCAACAAGGGTGGGGGGGGGTGAAAATATCCGGTTTCGCCTGAAGCTAGACCGCCTCCGCCCGCATTCGCACATTTTTTCCGATCTCTAGGAATTTTGTTAATGGCGTTAACAGACAAACAGCGACGGTTTGTTGACGCGAAGGCCCGAGGAGCATCCAACAAAGCTGCCGCCGAAGCCGCTGGCTACGCGCCTTCCAGCTCTGCGGCCGCTGGCGCCCGACTTGCCAAGCACCCCGAAATCATCGCCGCCCTGAAGATGTTAAAGGGGCGGCGAGATGTTAAAGCCAAGGAGCCTTCGCCGAAGCAGGGCGAGGACCATGAAGCGCCGCTCGGCGATGAGCAGGAACCTGATGGCGAGTACCTGGATTGCCTGCCGTTTACGGAGGACCCGCTGGTCTGGCTGGTCAACCTGATGAATGAGCCGCGGGCGAAGGTCTTCGATCGCCGCAGCGCGGCTCAGAAAGCTGTCGACTTCTTCCATGGCAAGAAGGGCGAGATGGGCAAGAAGGAACAGAAGGCCGAGGCCGCGAAGCAAGCCGGCAAAGGCAAGTTCGGCCAGGGCAAGCCTCCACTATCCGTCGTCAGGGGGTAAACCATGCTCTGGACCACTGCCTGCCCTGACTGGTGGCGGCGCTTGAGTGCTGGTGAATCCATCATTCCGCCGCCGCTCTTTCCTGAGGAGGCCGAGGAGGGGCTCAGCGTCTTCCGGGAACTGAAGATCGTAGACGCTCCCGGCTCCCCGACAATCGAGGCCGCATGCGCCCCCTGGGTGCTCGACTTCGCCGGCGCCATCTTCGGCAGCTACAACAATGAGACCGGCCAGCGACTGATCACTGAGTACTTCCTCTGCATCCCGAAGAAGAACTCGAAGTCGACCATCGCAGCCGCGATCATGCTGACCGCCTTGATCCGCAACTGGCGGCTTGAGGCCGAATTCATCATCCTGGCGCCGACCAAGGAGATCGCCGACAACAGCTTCAAGCCGGCGGCGGCGATGGTGAAGCACGACGAAGAGTTGTCGGATCTGCTTCATGTTCAACCGCACCTGCGGCTGATTACCCACAATCAGACTGGAGCCACCCTGAAGGTAGTGGCCGCTGATAGCGATGTGGTCGGTGGCAAGAAGGCCGTCGGCGTGCTGATCGATGAGGCCTGGCTGTTCGGCAAGAACCCGAAGGCACCGGACATGATTCGGGAGGCCACTGGCGGCCTGCTGTCTCGCCCTGAAGGTTTCATCATCTGGCTCACGACCCAGTCGAACGAGCCGCCCGCCGGGGTGTTCAGGTCCAAGCTGACCTATGCCCGGGGCGTCCGTGACGGGCGCATCGAAGACAACCGGTTTCTGCCGATCATCTACGAGTTCCCGAAGGAGATGATCGAGAGCGGAGAGGCGCGCCGGCCAGAGAACTTCCACCTGGTCAACCCGAACATGGGCTACTCGGTGGATCGGCCTACCCTCGAGCGCCTGTTTATGCAGGCAGAACTCGACGGTGAGGCCGAGGTGCGCGGGTTCCTCGCCAAATTCCTGAACATCGAGATCGGGCTGGCGCTGATGTCCGACAGTTGGGTCGGCGCCGCATTCTGGGAGCCGCAGGCGCTGCCAGGCCTTTCGCTGGATGCCCTGATTGAGCGCTGCGAGGTGATTGTTGGCGGCGTCGACGGTGGCGGCCTAGACGACCTGCTGGCGCTGACGCTGTTGGGCCGTGAGCGAGGGGGGCGCCGGTGGTTTCACTGGGCGCATGCCTGGGCGCACCCCTCGGTGCTGGAGCGCCGGAAGTCCGAGGCTCCCCGGCTCCATGACCTCGCGGCGGCTGGTGATCTGACCCTGGTTGAGAAAATCGGCGATGACGTTGAGGAGTTGGCGGCGTATGTCGCTCGGGTCAACGACGCCGGTCTGCTCGACAACGTCGGGCTCGACCCTGCCGGCATTGGCGCCGTGATCGATGCGCTATTGGCGGCGGGGATCACCGAAGAGCAGATAGTCGGCATCTCTCAGGGCTGGAAACTGACCGGGGCCATCAAGACCACGGAAAGGAAGCTGGCCGAGGGTGTGTTGATGCACTGCGGTCAGTTGCTTATGGCCTGGGCCTGCGGCAACGCCAAGGGCGTGCCTTCCGCCAACGCTTTCCTGATCACCAAGCAGGCTTCCGGCACCGCGAAGATCGACCCGTTGATGTCGACGTTCAACGCGGTATCGCTGTTGTCCCTCAATCCGGAGGCGCGCGGCGGCATGGATGACTACCTCAACAACGGCTTCTTTGGACTCATAGGCTGACCATGACATTTCGCTGGTACAACCCTCGCACGTGGCGGATGTTCGGCTACACCGACCCAGCCACGGGTGATTACGTCGAGGTAGACCTTGAGGTCGGCGGCAAGAGCACAAAGGCCGGCGTGCGAGTGACCACCAAGACCGCGCTGTCGATCAGCATGGTCTGGTCGTGCGTGAAGATCCTTTCGGAGTCGCTGTCGGGCCTGCCGCTGAAGCTCTACGAGGATGTGGACGGCGAACGGCTGCTGGTGTCGCGAAAGGATGGAGCGCAGAAGCTCCTCCGCAAGCCCAACCCATTCATGACGAGGCTGAACTTCCTGAAGTTCGTGGTTGTGAACATGGCGCTGCGTGGTAACGCCTTCGCACTGATCGAACGCAACCGCCACGGCGAGCCGATCGGTTGGATTCCGCTCAGTATCGACCTGGTGACCATCGACACCGACGAGGACCTTCTCTACTGGGTGCAGCCCAAGGATGGGAAACCATTCCCGGTTTCTCCGGAGAACATGCTGCATTTCAAGATATTCAGCATGGACGGCATTGTCGGCTTGTCGCCTATCGAGTACCAGGCGGAGACCATGGGCCTGGCCAAGGCGGGCCAGCAATGGTCTGCGCGCTTCATGCGTAAAGGCGGCTTCACGGGTGGCTATGTCATCTACAAGGAGTTCCTGACCGACAAGCAGCAGACTCAGGTCATGGCCAGGTTTCCGGACGTCCGTAAGGCGGACGCGGACGACATCGGCAAGATGGCCATCCTGCAGGGTGGCCCGACCATCGTTCCTGCCGGCATAAGCCAGAAGGATGCTCAGTTCATCGAGTCCCAGCAGTTCCAAGAGGAAGCGCTTGCCGGCATCTACGGCGTGCCGCTCTGGCTGGCCAACCGCGCCGGCAAGACCTCGATCATGGGTTCCAACCTCGAACAGCAGTTGACTGGCTTCACCACCTTTGGCCTTAAACCATACGCCGATGCAGTTGAGGATGAGCTCAACGACAAGCTTTATGGTGACTCGGACCGCTTCGTCGAGTTCGTGCTCGAAGGTCTGCAGCGCGCTGACAGCGCCGGTCGCGCCACTCTGTTCGCTGCGGCTCTTGGTGGCTCCGGTGGTTCCGGCTGGATGACCATCAACGAAGTTCGCCGCAAAGAAAACCTTCCGCCACTTGATGGCCCTGAATACGACCGGGTCTCCCGGTGGGAGATGCAGACCAATGCTCAGCAAACTTGATTGCCCCTTCGAGGTGAAGGCCGCTGACGAGGCGGGCAACTTCGAGGGCTACGCCGCAGTGTTCGACAACGTCGACCTCGGCGATGACGTGATCCTCAAGGGCGCCTTCACCAAGGTGAAGACCGCTCGCAACGGCCGGTTGAAGCTGGCGCTGTACCACGATCTGACTCGGCTGGTCGGAACCTCGGAGTTCACCCAGGACGACCGAGGGCTGTTCCTCAAGGGCCGAGTAAACCTGGCAGTCAGTTACGCACGCGACGCCTACGAGCTGATGAAGGACGGCAGCCTCGACAGCATGTCAATCGGGTTCAACACCATCGAAGCCAACTTCGAGCAGCGCGCCGGGCGGCAGGTCCGAGTCATCAAGGCCGCCGAACTCTGGGAAGCGTCGTTCGTTCCGTTCGGCATGAACCCTGAGGCCGAAGTCCTCAGCGTCAAGTCGGACATCCGGCTTTTCGAGAACGCCCTGCGCGAACGCATGGGCCTCTCGCAGAAGGAAGCGGCAGCAGTCGCTTCGCTCGGCTACCCCGCGCTCCGCCGTGACGGCGGTAGCGAGGCCACGGCGATCGTGGAAGAGCTGAAAGACATTTCAACCCTGTTCACCACCCATTTTGGAGTATCGCCATGAGCGAAGTGAAAGAACTGAAGGACTCCCTGGAGCTGCAACTGAAGAACGGTTTCGACGGGCTCCAGAAGAAGTACGACCTGGCCATCACCGAGGTCGAGAAGGGCAACCAGGTTGCCACTGAGCTGAAGAAGGAAATTCAGACCCAGAAGGACGAACTGCAGAAGGTCATCGACCAGGTGCAGGATCTGGAGCAGAAGGGCGTCAAGCTGCGCGGCGGCCCCGGCGAAGGCAAGAGCTTCATCGATATGGTGAAGTCGCACGACGGCTACAAGGCGCTGCAACAGAAGAGCGCGAATGCCGCCGACATCGAGGTCACCAAGTCGGACCTGGCGTCGATGAAGGAGACCAAGGTCACCAGTGCCGGCATCGTTGTGCCGAACTACGACCCGACCATCCAGCCCGGCATCCGCCAGGAACTGCGCATCCGCGACCTGCTGACCAGCATCCCAGTCAGTGGCCAGAGCTACACCTACTACCGAGAGTTGCTGCACACCCGTGGCGCGGCGCCGGTAGCCGAAGGTGCGCTGAAGCCCACCAGCAACGTGACCTTCGAGCCGGTGACCGACCGCGTCAAGAAGCTGGCCGTGTGGATGCCGGTCACCGACGAGGCCCTGGACGACGTTCCGCAACTGTTCGGCTACATCCAGGAGCTGCTGCGCTACGACCTCAAGCTGGAGGAAGAAGCGCAAATCCTCAAGGGTGACGGCACCGGCGAGAACCTGAACGGCCTGATGACCCAGGCGACCACCTACGACACCGCCCTGAACAAGGCTGGCGACACCTCCATCGACATCGTGCGCCGCGGCATCTACCAGGTCCGCAAGCAGTCGAAGCTGTCTGCCGACGGCGTGGTGATGACCGAACTGGACTGGATGAACATCGAGCTGCAGAAGGATGGCGAAAACCGCTACCTGTTCGCCAACCTGCAGGGCCTGGTCACCCCGGTGCTCTGGGGCCGCCCGGTGATCACCTCGGACAGCATGGACGAAGGCGCGCCGGCGAACGGTGAAAATCCGGCCACCGGTGGCGAGTTCCTGATCGCCAACTTCGCCCGCTCCTCGATCCTCTTCGACCGCATGTCGTTCCTGTTCAAGATGGGTCTGATCAACGATCAGTTCATCCGGAACGAACGGGCGCTGCTGGTTGAGGAGCGTCTCGGTCTGGGCGTGCGTCGTCGCGAGGCGTTGGTGAAAGGCCGCTTCGCGGCGTAACCCCTGATGAGGCCGGCCGCAATGCCGGTCTCTTCGTTTCCAGGAGGCAACATGAAGATCAAGGCACTTTGGGGTTTCGTAGGTGACGCGAAGAAGCTCGGGGCGGAGTCGGCCCAGGTTCGCGCGGGCCAGGTGTTCGAGGAAGTCGACGATGAGTATGCACACGTCCTGATCGGCAAGGGGCTGGCTGCTGAGGTCGGGGAACAGACCAAGCCGAAAGAGACCAAGCCGGCGGCGCCGAAAGGGGCCAAGTGATGGAGATCGACTGGGATGCCGATCCATCCATCCTGGCGAAGGTGAAGCTTCAGGCCAGGGTCGAGACGGACGAGGAGGACGAGCTCGTAAAGGGCTATGTCGCCGCGGCGCTTTCCCATGTCGAGCAGCACTGTGACTGCCGGCTGGTCGAAGGTGAGCCCACTGCTCCGGATGAGATCGGCCTGACGCCGGATGTGTGGCAGGCAGTGTATTTGCTTGTCGCGCACTGGTACGCCAATCGTGAGGCGGTTGCGCTGGGCACCATCGCCACTTCGGTTCCGCTCGGTGTCGAGCGCCTTCTCTGGTACAGGAAGAGATTCTGATGAGAGCTGGTCCCCTTCGGCATCGAGCGGATCTGCTCGAACTGCAGCGAGTTCCTGACGGCGGGGGTGGCTATTCCGAGCAGTGGGTCTTCCTGCGCAAGGTGTGGGTTGAGATCACCCTGCCGACTGGTCGGGTGGCGACCGTTGCAAATCAGTTGCAACCGGTCATCAGCGCTGAGATCCGAGCGCGCCCGCATGGCGATCTTGTCGTTGGGCGCCGGTTGTCCCACGGCGGCATCACCTACGCGATAAACGCGGTCCTTCCCGATAACGAGAACAGCATGCTCAGGCTGCTGTGCTCCAACGTTACCCCTACACCGAGGTAAGCAAAATGGTGCTTCGAGCAACAGCGCAACTGAGCGGTGCCGTGACCGCCAACAAGGGCGATGACGTAAGTCATCATCCCGCTGAAATCCTCAACCCACTGATGGCGCGTGGCTTGGTATTCGACGACGGCAAGGACTACCCCAGCGCCTCTGTGCCGCCCACCTCGAAGGCCAGGAAGCGGCCGCGCCGCAAGGGGTGAACCATGGGCAGGCGCTCTCGCATAAAGGGCGACTTCAAGCTGCGCGGCGTGCTGCGACGGATCGCAGCGCTTGACCGCAGCGACCTACCAAGGGGAATGGCGCAGGCTGCCGACCTGGTGTTGGCCACGCAGCAGAACATGATCCCCCGGGACACCGGCGAGGCCGCCGCCGCGCTTCAGGTGCGGATCAGCCGGAACGGCCTGGATGCCCGGATTGGCATCATCGGCAAGCGCGACAACCGGCGCTTCTACTACCTGAAGTTCGTGGAGTACGGCACCAAGGGCTACAGCGGTACGGTCTACCGGCGTCGGGATGCTGGCGCGGTGGGCGGTGAGCACACCGTCAACAGGGATCGCAGCCAGTTCTCCGGCCGCAATCGTCTCGGGCGTCGTGCGACCAAGAACAAGTCGGATGGCGAGAACTTCTTCGGCTACTACCCGGATATTCCGGCACGGCCGGCGCATCCATGGCTGAGGCCGAGCATCGACATGAACCGCGACGACATCCGGATCATCATCCGCGGCGCCATCAGCAGCACCTTGGCGCGCGCGGCGAAAGGAGCCAGCAGTGGCTGACAATGGATTTCCTCTGCAGCAGGCCGTCTACCAGCGCCTGACCGCCGAGCTGAGCGTGCCGGTGTACGACGCGGTACCGGCGGACACACCTTACCCCTACGTCACGATTGACCGGGAGGTGGCTCGCAATACCAGCCCGATCTCAGGCCGCAAGCGGAAGCTGCGTCTGCTGTACCTGAGCGTCTGGAGTGACCACCAGGGCCAGGCCGAGGTGAAGCAGATCCTGGGCGCCATCGAGGATGCGCTCGACGAGCGACCACTGGCGTTGTCGGTGGGGCGCGCGGTCTCCGTGCGGGTGACCGACACCGACACCAATCGCGAGCCGGACGGCCGGACCTACATGGGGTCGGCGACGGTGCGCGTCATCACTACTACCTGAGCACCACCAACCCAACGCCAGTGGAGGACACCATGGCAGAAGACAATCTCAACACGGCCGCCGGCTGCCGCGTGGCCATCGGCACCAAAACGCCGGCGGACACCGAGGCCGATTACAAGGCCGACACCTACGTCGACATCGGCGAGATCGAGGACCTGGGCGAGTTCGGCGACACCTTCAGCAGCGTGAACTTCACCTCGCTGGGTGATGGCCGGGTGCGCAAGTACAAGGGCACCGCTGATGCCGGTGACCTGACCCTCACTGTCGGTCTGGACAATGGCGACGCTGGTCAGAACGCCGTCAAGGTGGCACACAAGGACCGCTCGAAAGGCAACTACAACCTGAAGATCACCCTCAACGACGGTGACCCGTCGGCCACTCCGGTGATCCTGCCGACCACCTTCTACTTCGGTGTGAAGGTGATGAACAACACCGTGGCGCCCGGCAGCGCCGACAACGTGGTGCGCCGGAACATGACCTTCGGCATCAACACCGACATTCTGGAAGTCACCCCGACTCCGGCTGGCCCCTGATCGACGGGGCTTTTGCCCCGTCTCCTCCTGAGTGAGAACCCTTCATGAGTGAAGCCCTGCACGGCACCGTCACGCTGGTGATCGGTGCCCGTACCTACATCCTGCAGCCGACCCTGGAAGCCGCGTTGAAGATCGAGTCGCGCTTCGGTGGCCTGCGCCCGGCCATGGAGTCGATGCGCCTGCTGAGCATCGGTGCCTGCGCTGATGTCGTGATCGCCGCCGCCGGCCTGAAGCCGGAGGAGCACACGACCCTCGCCACGCAGGTTTTCGAGACCGGCGTGGTCAAGGTCTCCTCGCAGCTCACGGAATACATCACCGGCCTGCTGAGCCCGGTACCGCCGAGCATCGCCGAACGGGGAAAGCCCGAGGCGGCCAGCACAGCGCAGTGAGGAATGGCAGCTACGTCGACTACCTGTTCGGCGTGGCCACCGGCTGGCTGGGCTGGCCGCCTGACACTGCGTGGCGCACGCCCATCCCACAGATCCTGATCGCGCTGGATGCCCGCCTGGACTGGATGGGTGGCGGCAAGGCCCAGCAGCAGGCCGCCCCGAAGAAGAAGGGCAGCGTCGCCGACCGCTTGAAGGCGTTCCTGCGGGGACGCCAGGAACCATAGCCACCGCCTTCGGGCGGTTTTTTTACGCCCGGAGAACACGATGTCCGACCAAGAAGTCCAGGGGATGCTGATCCAACTGGAGGCCACCACCGCGCAGTTGCGCCGGGAGCTGGCGAGCGCGGACAGCGTGGTCGCCAAAACGACCCAAAGCATCGACCGCAACCTGGCACAGGTAGATTCTGCGTTTGATCGGACAGCCCAAGGTGCGCAGCAAGCCGGTACGTTGATCCGTGGCGCCTTCGCGGCGATCGCGGGCGCCGGCCTGGTCGGTAGCATCATCCACCAGGTGGACGCCTACGGGCAGATTGCCGACCGCATGAAGGCGGCAACCGGCAGTGTCGAGGAATACATCCAGGTCCAGCAGCACCTGCTGCGCACGGCGCAGGAGACCTATCGGCCTTTGGCCGAGGCGCAGGAGCTGTACATCCGCACGGCGGACGTGATGCGGTCGCTGGGCTTCGACACCCAGCAGACCCTCGATATCACCGACAGCTTCAGCTTTCTGCTGGTGACCAACGCCGCATCGGCGGATAAGGCGCAGTCCGCACTGGGCGCCTACTCGAAGGCGCTGCAGACCGGGAAGGTCGAGGCCGACGGCTGGGTGTCCATTCAGGAGGCCATGCCGACCATCGTCAATGCGATCGCCACGGCCACCGGCAAGAGCGCGGAGCAGATTCGCAAGCTGGGCGTCGAGGGCAAACTGTCCCTCGATGACATCAACACCGGCTTGCTGAATACCGTCGAGGCCAACCGCAAGGCAGCGGCCGATATGTCGGTCAGCGTGCAGGACGCCCTGGTCAACATCCAGAACGCCCTCGGCGATTTCTTTGGCCGCATGGAGGAGAGCACCGGCGTGGTGGCTGGCTTGGCCAGTGTCATCAGCCTCGTCGGCGACAACATCGGCGCGGTTGCCGCCGTGATGGCGGGTGCGGGCGTTTCGGCGCTGACGGTATACGCCGCCCGCGGCGCGCTCGCGATCAAAACCGCCCTGGCTGATCGTGCAGCACGAATCGCCCAGGCCGAGGCCGTCATGCAGTCGGCGATTGCCGACCAGCGCAAGGCCGAGACGCTTACCATTCTGGCCGCCCGGGAGGCGGCTGCGGCGCGCGGTACCGCCGTACAGACCCAGATGTCGATCCAACTGGCGCAGGCGCGGCAGCGAGAAGCAGCGGCGACGGCATCGGTGGCCGCGGCACAGGCGGGGCTGCGTGCTGCCTCGGCTGGCTTGCTGAGCGTGCTAGGCGGCCCGATGGGGCTGGCCCTGCTCGCCGGCACCGCGGCGGCCTCGTTCCTGCTGCTGCGCGACAACGCCGACCAGGCAGGCGTCAGCCTGGACGACCTGCACAAGCCTGTGCAGCAACTGCGGGAGGAGTTCGCCAAACTCAATCGAGACCAGCGTGAAGCCTCGCTGGTGAAGTGGCAGCAGGAGCAGATCAACGCCACCGACAAGGTGAAGGAAGCCTACGGCACCCTGTCGCAGTCGATTCGTTCGGCGATGGTTACTGCGCCGGCGCGGGACTCCAACGGCCTGTATACCCAGCAGTTGCGCGACTACCAGTCGCTGATCGACCGGCTGAACCAGGCGCGGGCCTCTGGTGAGGACCTGTCGCCAATCTTGAGGGAGGTGGGTGAGCGCATGCAGGTGCCGGCCGGCACCGTGCAGCAATGGCTCACCCAGGCCGGCGCCATCGGGGATGCCGATCACCGCTCTGGCCTGATCGCCGAAACCTTGCGTGTGCTGACCGGAGTCACCCAGGAAAACACCGCAGCGACCAACGCCAACAACGCTGCCAAGACCGGGATGAGCGGCGCCGGGCAGACCTATCTGGAGACGTTGCAGAAGCAACTGGGCGGCCTGCAGGACAACAACGACGCCATCAAGGCGGCGAACCGCTTCATCGCGGACAACACCGACCTGACCGAGACCGACCGCCAGGCGATCCTCTCGGCGGCCAATGCGATCGAGGCGCAGAAGAAGGCCAACCAGGCGGCAACGGCCAGCAGCAAGGCGCGCACCAAGTCCTTGCAGGACGAGGTCAAGGCGCTCGACACACTGATCGACAAGGCGCTTCCGGAGAAGAAGCGACTGGAAGATCTGGCCGATGGGGTGCGGGTTCTGCGCAAGGCTCAGGCCGAAGGCAAGATCACCACCGCCGAGATGGAGCTCGGCATCAAGAACCTGAACGAGGCCTATGCCGACGGCTCGATCCAGAAGCGCATCCAGCAGGAGCAGAAGCTGGCAGAGCAGCGGCGCAACAGTTCCGAGGCGTACCGGAAGGCCATGGAGGTGGTGCTGCAGGCGCGGCAGGATGCGATCAATTCCGACGTGGCTGGCATCGGCCTCGGGGATGATCAGCGCGACCAGGCGCAGCGCCTCGATGCGGTGACGAAGAAGTACGCCGACCTGCGGCGCGAACTGGAGGCGCAGCAGGAAGATGCGAGCCGCCGGCTTGGTCCGGCCGAGTATGAGCGGCGCCTTGCGGACCTGGCTGACTTCCAGGCCCGCGAGCTGCAGATGGAGGTCGACGGCTACGAGGCGCGCCTCGCCGCCCAGCGAGACTACCGCAACGGCGCCCGCCGCGCTTGGCAGAACATCCAGGCCGACGCGGCGGACGTCGCCGGCGCCACGGATGACATGCTGACCACCGGCTTCAACACTGCGAGTAATGCCCTGGCGGACTTCGCCACCACCGGAAAGATGAAGTTCCGAGACTTCGCCAGCAGCGTGATCAACGACATGGCACGGATTGCCAGTCAGCAGGCAGCGACTGGCTTGCTCAGTGGTCTGATCGGTGTGGGCGTGTCGGCAGCCGGCGCCTACTTCGGCGGCGGGTCAGCCACGGCCGGGGCATCGCAATCCGGTTACACCGGCAATGCATACGCCAACTGGGCCGCTGCCCAGGCCGACGGCGGCGCCTGGGCGAATGGCGTGCAGTTCTTCGCCAATGGCGCGGCCTTCGCAAACTCCATCGTCAGCCGGCCGACCGCCTTCGGCATGGCCGGCGACCGGATGGGGATCATGGGAGAGGCGGGGCCGGAGGCAATCCTGCCCCTGGCTCGCGGTGCAGATGGTTCGCTCGGTGTTCGGGCCGTGGGCGGCGGCGGTGGTACTGCGCTACAGGTCAATGCCCCGGTGGCGGTCACTGTCGAGGACCGCAGCTCTGAGGGCATGGAACTGGACCAGCAGGCGCTGCAGCAGAACATGCAGCTGCAGATGAAGGCGGCGGCGGAGCGCGCTGTTGCGGATTCGTGGCGCCCTGGTGGCGTCAGCTATCGAAACATGGCCGGGAGGGGCTGATGGCGATCGAGACTTTCATCTGGGTGCCCGACGACGAAGCTGACGTCGACGGCACCCTGCGCACGCGCACGTCGCAATTCGGCGATGGGTATGCGCAGGAGTCGGGCGACGGCCTCAATGGCGAGAGCCAAAGCTGGTCGTTGACCTTTGGCGGGCTCCCCGATGAGGTCGGGCCCATCCTCGACTTCATCCGTCGGCACAAGGGATATCGGTCGTTCCTGTGGACCCCGCCCGGCGGCGAGCTGGGCATGTACAAGTGCAAGGCGTACCGCAAGCAGCGGCGCTCTGGCGCGATCGAGGTCCTTTCGCTCACCTTTGACCAGGCGTTCCACCCATGAGCCTCATCTTGCAGCTCCAGAAGCTGGAGCCAGGCGCCGAGATCATGCTGTTCGAACTGGACGGCAGCGAGTTCGGCGCCGACGTGCTGCGCTTCCACGGCCATGCTATCCCGCATACCCCGCAGGAGCTGGCCGCCGCCGGCGCCAATGCGGACCAACTGCCGGCGAAGTCGATCTGGTGGCAGGGCGAGGAGTACGCCGCCTGGCCGGTGCAGATCAGCGGCCTAGAGGCAACCGGGGATGGTACGGCGGTACGCCCGACGTTCTCGGCGGGCAACGTCAGTGGGCGCATCACCGCGTTGTGCATCGCCTTCGATGACCTGGCCAACTTTCAACTGACCATCCGCGAGACGCTGGCCGAGTTCCTGGACGCGGAGAATTTCCCGGCCGGCAACCCGGATGCAGATCCGACCCAGGAGTCGATCAGCATCTGGTACTTCGACCAGAAGACCGGCGAAGACGACCAGGTGGTCGAGTGGGAGCTGGCCAGCCCGGGGGACGTCGGCAACGAAGCCGTCGGCCGGCAGATGACCACGTTGTGCCACTGGTGCATGACCGGCGGCTACCGGGGGCCCGACTGCGGCTACACCGGGCCGTACTACGACATCGACGACAACCCGACCGACGACCCGACAAAGGATCAATGCGCCGGGCTCTATCGGTCCTGCAATAAGCGATGGGGAGCGGGCAATCAGTTGCCCTTCGGCGGATTCCCGGCCGTGTCCCTGATCGCCCGGAGCTGACCATGCGTAAGCAGATCCTGAGCGCCATTCAGGCGCATGCGGCCGAGGAGTACCCGCGCGAGGCCTGTGGCTTGGTGGTTGGCGCCGGCCGGCGGCAGCAGTACGTCCGTTGCCGAAATACGGCCAGCCAGCCGCGGGAAGAGTTCCGCCTGCACCCGGAGGACTACGCTGCGGCGGAAGACCTGGGCGAGGTGGTGGCCATCGTGCACAGCCATCCGGACGCTACCAGCAGGCCGTCACCGCACGACCTCGCCATGTGCGAGGCGTCGGGCCTGCCCTGGCACATCCTCAGTTGGCCGGAGGGCGACCTGCGGACCATCGCGCCGCAGAGCAACATCCCGCTGCTGGGAAGGCCGTTCGTTCATGGCGCCTGGGACTGCTGGCAGGTCTGCGCCGACTGGTACCAGCGCGAGTGGGGCCTGGAGTTCGAGCGCTTCGCGCGCGAGGACGGCTGGTGGGAGCAGGTCGATGGGCCGAGCCTGTATGAGCAGCACTTCCAGGCGGCCGGGTTCTGCCCGGTCGACCAGCCGCGGCGCGGCGACATGATCGTCTTCGAGGTCGGGCGCACGCAGCACCCGAACCACGCCGGCATCTACCTCGGTACCGACGCGGCTCTGCCCGGGGAGGACAGTAAGGTCTTCGGCGCCGGGCCATTCCTGCTGCACCACCTCTACGGCAAGCCAAGCGAGATCATCGTCTACGGCGGGAACTGGGCTGAGCGGGCGCGGTTGGTGCTGCGGCACCGTCAAGCCAGGGCATAGCCTGTGCTACGCTCCGGCGTTTGGAAGTGCTGGTAGGGCTGGCAAAGTGCAAAAGCTCATAGTGATTTTGCTTGCGGTGATCGTTGTATTGATTGCGCCCTGGACGCTTGCGGTGCTGTTTGCGGGTGTGTTGGCGTACGGTATTTGGCTGGCGGTGGTAGGGCTGATCACGGCAATCTTTGTGGCCGGGTACATGTACAAGAACAGCGAAGGTCGCCGGCAGCGCCGAATTCAGAAGGTCGTCGACGCGGCGAATAAACGGAATAGATCTCAGGGGATGAAGCCATGAAGAAGTTGATTGGGCTGGCCATGTTGATGGCGCTGGTGGGGTGTTCCACAAACCAGACTTCAGCCGAGAACGCCGAGCGAGTTCCGGCTTCACGTGTCTCTTACAACGGGTCCGGTGATTCCAGCGTGCAGATCACTCGTGATAGTGGCGCTCTTGGTTCTGGCTGCTATCTCGGTATCTTCTGGGATGGGCAGTTGGCGGCTCGTATTGGAAGTGGTGAAACGGTAAGGCTTTCGGTGCCTTCCGGCGAGCACCTAGTTGGTATGGGCGATGACCCACATGGTAATGGCCTGTGCGCTATAGGCGGCAATGCCATGCGCGAAGTGCCCGCCAACCTCAAGCCTGGGCAAAACAGGCGCTATAGGGTTTCAGGTGATATGGGCGGATTCCAGATCGCGCCCAGCTCCTTCTGAAGTAGATAGGCCGCCTCCGGGCGGCCTTATCGTTTATGGAGATGTGAAATGCTCGGTTCTACTCCTACGGTCATCAAGCTATCCGGCCCTCTGATTCGGGAATTTGGCCGCGAGCACACGCGATTTCTCGACACCGGGTCGGTGCAAGAGGCGTTCAGCGCTCTTCGAAATACCCTGCCTGGCTTTAAGGAAGCGATCGCCAGGCTTCGGGCCTTGGGGATGCGGTTCGCGATTTTCCGTAATCGGAAGAATGTGGGCGAGGATGCTTTTGCTGGGAGCGGAGCGCGGGAGATTCGCATTGTCCCGGTGATCGCAGGCAGCAAGCGCGCAGGGCTGCTGCAGACAATCGTCGGTGTGGCGCTAATGGTCGCCAGTATCTGGACTGGACCTACTACCTTTCAGATCGGCGCGGCGCTGACGTTGGGCGGTGTTGCTCAGATGCTCAGCCCCCAAGCCAAGGGCCTGAGCCAGTCAGCCGCCCCGGAGAACCTGCCCAGCTACGCCTTCGGCAGTGCGAAGAACACCACCGCCAGCGGTAACCCTGTGCCGCTCTGCTTCGGCAAACGACGCTGGGGTGGCGCCATCATCAGCGCCTCGGTCTACGCCGAAGACAAGACCTGATCTGACCATTCAAGAACAGCCGCCGCGAGGCGGTTTTTTTATGCCTGGAGAAACGTATGGGCGCCGACGTTCAGCAGCACCTCACCGGCCGCAAGGGCGGCAGCAGCAAGCCCAAGCAGCCGTCGATCGCCCGCGACAGCTTGCAGTCCGTGGCCACCGCCAAGCTGTTGCTGGCGGTGGGGGAGGGCGAGTTTGCTGAAACGCCCACTGACCGGGATATCTACCTGGACAACACCCCGCTGATGGACGCCAGCGGCAACGTCAACTTCCCCAACGTGAAGTGGGAATGGCGCAGCGGCAGTGTCGATCAAGACTACATCCCCGGCATCCCCTCGGTGGAGAACGAGACCACGGTGAACGTGGAGCTGCGCAGCGACACCCCGTGGGTGCGTTCGGTGACCAACACCCAGTTGTCCGCCGTGCGCCTGCGCTTCGCCTGGCCGGCCCTGCAGAAGCAGGAGAGCAGTGGGGACGTGAACGGCTACCGGATCGAGTATGCCGTAGACGTCAGCACCGACGGCGGCGCCTACCAGCAGGTGTTGCTGGATGCTGTCGACGGCAAGACCACCAGCCGCTATGAGCGGAGCCAGCGCATCGACCTGCCGGCGGCGACCACTGGCTGGCAGGTACGCGTGCGCCGGATCACGCCGAACCAGAACAGCAGCTTGATCGCCGACACCATGCTGATCGCCGGTCTGACTGAGGTGATCGACGCGAAGCTGCGCTACCCAAACACAGCTCTGCTCTACATCGAGTTCAGCGCAGAGCAGTTCAGCAACATTCCGGCCGTCACCGTCGAGTGCAAGGCCCGCAAGGTCCAAGTGCCGACCACCTACGACCCGGAGCTGCGCACGTACACCGGCGTCTGGGATGGCAGTTTCAAGAGCGCCTGGACCAACAATCCCGCGTGGATCACCTACGACATCAGCACCAACGCGCGCTTCGGCCTGGGCAAGCGGATCAAGCCCTGGATGGTGGACAAGTGGGAGCTCTACAAGATCGCCCAGTATTGCGACCAATTGGTGCCAGACGGGAAGGGCGGCCAGGAGCCGCGCTTTCTGTGTGATCTGAACCTGCAGTCGCGCTCCCAGGCATGGACACTGCTGCGGGATATCGCGGCGATCTATCGGGGGATGAGCTATTGGGCGCAGGGCCAGCTTGTGTCGCAGGCCGACATGCCGCGCACTGCCGACTTCGACTACGTGTTCACCCGGGCGAATGTGATTGACGGGAAGATGACCTACGGCGCCGCCTCGGCTCGCACCAGATATAGCCGCGCCCTGGTCAGCTACGACAACCCGGCGAACAACTACGACACCGACGTGACGGGCTATTCCGACGCGCCGTTGCTGCGTCGCTATGGCGACAACCCGGTTGAGCTGTCTGCCATCGGCTGTACGCGAGAGAGCGAGGCGCAGCGGCGCGGAAAGTGGGCGGTGCTGACCAGCGTGCAGGACCGCACCATCACCTTCGCCACCGGTATGGAAGGCCGGATTCCGCTGCCGGGCTACATCATCCCGGTGGCTGACTCTCTGCTGGCCGGCCGCGAGATTGGCGGCCGGATCTCGGCTGTTGCTGGCCGCGTGGTAACGCTCGATCGCGTCACTCAAGCCAAGGCCGGTGATCGCCTGATCATCAACCTGCCGAGCGGGCGCGCCGAGGGCCGGACGGTGCAGTCGGTCAACGGCAAGGCCGTCACCGTCACCGCGGCCTACTCGGAGGCGCCGGAGCCGGAACTGTGCTGGGCGCTCGACGCCGATGACCTGGCTGTCCAGCTCTATCGGGTGATGAGCACCAAGCGTGACGACAACGGCCAGTGGACCATCAACGGCCTGCAGTACGAGCCGAGCAAGTTCGACCACATCGATACCGGCGCACGGCTGGAGGAGCGCCCGATCAGCATCATCCCGGTCACCACCGTGCAGCCACCGGCCAGCGTCACGCTCTCGTCGCGCTGGACAATCGACCAGGGGCTGGCGGTGAGCACCATGACGATCATCTGGCCGGCAGTGGAGGGCGCCGTCGCCTACGACGTGGAATGGAAGAAGGACAGCGGCAACTGGATCCGCCTGCCGCGTGCCGGCACCACCAGCGTCGATGTGACCGGCATCTACGCAGGTGGATATCTGGCGCGAGTGCGTGCGGTGTCGGCCTTCGACATCACGTCGGTCTGGAAGAGTTCGATCCTGACCCAACTCAGCGGTAAGACCGGCGCGCCGCCGGCGTTGGCATTCCTGCGTACCACCAGCGGACCGTGGAAGATCGGCCTGGAGTGGGGATTCCCGGCCAGTGGCGCGGCGGACACCGCCTACACCGAGATCCAACAGTCGGTCACCCCGGGCGGCAGCGAACAGAACGCAACTGCCCTGGGCTTGTTCGCATACCCGACCGACACCCACACGCTGACCTCGCTGGCGGCCGGCGCTCGCCTGGCCTTCCGCGGGCGGCTGATCGACAGGACCGGCAACGTCGGCCCCTGGTCGGCCTGGGTCGACGGCATAAGCTCGACGGATGCGAGCGAGTACAACGAACTGATCACCAAGGAGTACGTCGAGTCCGCCCTCGGCGAGCAGTTCTTCGAAAACATCGAGCAAATCGGCGGTAACGTCGACCAGTTGATGGAGCAGTACTACGACGCCGGCACGGTATACCAGAAGGGCCAGATCGTTCGATTGAACGGCAGGTTCTATCAAGCCCTCCAGGACGTTCCCGCGGGCAATCCGCCGCCGAACCCCGTTTACTGGGCTGATGTGGGCGAGCTCGTCGAATCGGTCGATGCCCTTGCGTTACGCGTGACTGAGAATGCGGCCGCGATTGAAGAGCTCGACGGTGTTGTTCAGTCCAGTGCCTCCAGCCTGGACGTGCTGCAAGCAGCCGCGCGCCGGGAGCCGGCTACCGGAGAGAAAGCGGATGCACTGAAGGGGTGGGACACCATTGCTCGAGCAGCCACCGAGGTCATCGTGCGCGCGAATGAGATCGAGGCGCAGGCGAAGCGTGTAGAGACCGTCCAGGCGCAAACGAGCGCCAACGGGGCCGCGATTCAGACCACGCAGAGCGTTGTAGCGTCACTGGATCAGGGCGTGAAGGCGATGTACAGCGTGAAGCTCCAGGCCCATGCCAATGGGCAGCAGTACGCCACCGGGTTCCAGCTTGGGTTCGACAGCGGTACGAGCGTGACGACCATGGCG